AACCTGGGCGCACCACGACGATGCTGCTGGCTACCATCGAGCACCCGGAGACAGGCGAGTGGGCGTGCGTTGGTGACACTGAGTTGGCTATTGCCGTACACCCGGAGCGCGACCTCAATGCATTGGTGGCACTGTTCCCACAGCTCACCACCGAGGAGCGCAGCGCGATGACGTACTACATAGCCACCAGCGACGTAGTGCTGTTCCAATACCTTATGCCAACGGACAGCGAGGTGCTAACACAGGAGCAAGCGCAGGCTGCCGGTTGGTTCGGCTCGGAGCTGTAAATTAGTGGAATGGAATTCGTTGCAGCTAATTGGGCTGAGCTTTTGCTTGCCGCTATGGTGTTTATTAAAGTGATCGTCAACTTGACACCTTCAGTTAAGGACGATCGCGTTTTTACTTACGTGGATATGTTGCTCAACGCTATCATCGCGAACAACACAAAAAACAAAGACAATGCCCAAGATTAACGGCACCGCGTACCTGCTTCAGGTTGGCGGCACAGCTCTCCCCGATCAAACAGAAGGCAGCATCTCGCTGTCTATGGAAACGCGCGACATCACAACGAAGAGCAGCGCCGGCTTTCGCGAGCTTGCTGAGTCTACGCGCTCTGGTTCTATCAGCGTCAGCGGCCTCGTTGATGACGGCGGTAGCGATGCGCTCAGCACTTTGATGACCAGCTATGCAGCACGCACTTCTGTGTCTGTGATCTTTGGTCTTGATGCTGCCAGCGGAACAGATCCCGAGCACAACTTCACTTGCTCCACTGCTTACGTTACCTCGCTTGAGGCCAGCGGCGCAACTGAAGACAACGTTACTTACAGCGCAACACTTGAGCTGTCTGGAGCTATTGTTATCGATACGACTGCTGAATGAAGCTGGTACTTAGCGGCAAAGAGTTTCATCTTCGTGCTGACTTCCTGGCTTTTAAGCAAGCTCAACAGGAGGCTGGTATTGAGTTAGGCAAGCTGACTGATAACCCTGTTGACGCGGGAACGTTGGTTTACTTTATGGCACGCAGCGGCGCCAAGCATGCTGAAATTCCGTTTAAGTATAAGCTTGATGACTTTCTTGCTCTCATTGACTTTCAAAACGTCGATGAGTTGAGCGCAGCTTTGGAAGAGCTGCTCAGTAAAGGCGAGGAAAAAAAAAGCTAAAGGCAAGCCGCTAACGCTTGACGACTGTATTAGGGTAGGGCTCGGGCACTTGCGTCTGAGCCCTGCTGCGTTTTACAGTATGGAGTTCAAAGACTTTCTGCTTGCAGCTGATGCTTTCTTCGAGCTAGAGGAAACCAGGGAGCGGCACCAATGGGAGCGACAGCGTTGGCTTGCTACCGTGTTACTTCAACCGCATACCAAAAAGGGCACAAGCCTAAAGCCTACAGATATAGCTAAATTCCCTTGGGATAAGAAAGCTAAAAAGAACAGCGACAATAAGCTGCTATCTAACACATTAAAGAACTGGAGCAATGCCTAAACTGTCGGAACTTAAAGTAGTCATTGGCTTAAGTAAAGAAGGGCTCAGACAACTAAACACTGACCTACGCAATACGCAAGGCAAGTTCAAAAAGAACTTTGGCCAGATCAGTGGCATGGTGCAGCAAGCTGGTCGCAACATGACGATTGGCTTAACTGCTCCCTTGGGTATTATGGCAGCGCAAAGCGTCAAAGCATTTGACGAGCAGCAGAAAGCCATTGCGCAAGTAGAAGCTGGATTAGCTAGCACAGGCGCCCAGGTAGGTTATACCTCAGAGCAGCTTCAGAAGATGGCTGCAGACTTGCAAGCCAAAACTCTGTTTGGTGATGAGGAAATCTTAAAGGGCGCTACCGCTCAACTGCTGACGTTTACCAACATAGCAGGAGAGAACTTCGACCGCACTCAAGCTGTAGCTCTTGACCTTGCCACGCGCCTAGACGGAGACCTGAAGAGCGCAAGCATACAGTTGGGTAAAGCGCTCAACGATCCTGTTGCCAACCTCACAGCTCTCTCGCGTGCTGGCATCCAGTTTAGCGCTGATCAAAAGGAAGTCATTAAGGGGCTTGCTGAAGGCGGCAACCTAGCGCAGGCGCAGACAATCATTTTGGCTGAGCTAGAGAAGCAGTATGGCGGTAGCGCTGCAGCTGCTGCGCAAGCTGGTACTGGACCGTTTAAGCAACTTCAAAACACAATCAGCGACATCTCCGAAGAGTTTGGGCGCTTGATTAATGATATGCTTAAGCCGCTAGTGCCTAAGATACAAGCTCTAGTAGCCAGCTTCACCAACTTAACCGACAGGCAGAAAAAGGTAGCTCTTACGCTTGCTGCTATTGCTGCAAGTGTTGGCCCGCTCATGCTATTGGTGTCGGGCTTGATCAAAGCGCGCATGGCTATGGCTGCGCTGAACCTGGTAATGATGGCTAACCCGCTTGGCGCTGTCGTTGCTGGTGTGACTTTGCTAGTAGGAGCTATCACATTACTTCGCTCTAGCACTAAGACCACACGCGAGGAAACAGAGAGCTTCATTCTGCGCACGAAAGAGCTAGACAAAGAGCAGCAGATTCTTGCGTTGAATACCAAGCGCCGCGCTATGGAGACTGAGCTAGCGCAGTTAAAGCAAGCGGAAGCAGCAGAAAAAGCCAATGCGGCTGTGGGTTCTCTCGGTGACAAGTTTGATAAGCAGATAGCTAGCCGCAACGTTAGCCGCTACGGTGAGCAAATCACTGACATGTCATCGGCAATCATTGAGCTTAAAAAAGCTACAGCGGAGGCACAGTTTGGCGACACTTCGCAGGCAGGCTTGAGCGTATTGCCTACGCCAACACCCGCAGAAGTGCAAAGCACTCAGGAGTTGAGCACCACCTTAACGCAGGAGATGCTGCCAGCGATGGAGAAGGTTGCTGCTTTGCATCGTCCAATGGCTGATGACATTCTAGCTGCCGCGTATGCCAACCATGAGCTAAAAGGAAGCTTCACGGAACTAGGCGAGGCTGTGAAGCTTCCTGCAGACAGGATGATTGAGCTGTCGAAGTTTGCAGCTCAGCAGTTACCTGGCTTTTTTAGTGGAGCGTTTGACGCTATAGCTGACAGCACGCAAAGTTTTGGGCAATACATTATGGATGTCTTGGAGCGCTTAATTAAGAAAGCAATCACGCTTGCTGCTACGTTCGCTGCCATCAGCATTTTTACAGGCGGCGCAGGCGGCGCAGCTGTTGGCGGCTTTGGTGGGTTTATGAAAGAAGGCTTCGGGCTTGGCGGCATTCCGCAGATGGCCAGCGGCGGACTTTTTACCGGCGCTAGCTTAGCGATGGTCGGCGAGGGCTCAGGCACCAGCTTAAGCAATCCCGAAGTTGTCGCGCCGCTGGATAAGCTGCAGCAAATGATGGGCGGCGGCAACGTCACGGTCACTGGCATGATCAGAGGCAGCGACATACTACTAAGCAACGAGCGCAGCGCGCTAGACCGTAACCGAGTAAGAGGCTTCTGATGGCTGTTCGATTCTACGCAGACTTTCAAAACGATGTCGGTATCCAATACCGCATTAACATCTATGACAACAGCCACAACACTGCAGCGACTGAAGTTGTGTGCGGTGTGCCTGGCTTTAATCTTTCATATGAAGGCAACAACCAGGATCAATACCAGCCCATCCTGCCCAGCAAGATTGATTTTACGCTGTACAACGAAGGCGGTGACTTTGACACATGGCTAAACACTACAGTGCCGTCAGCACCTGAGGCACAGTTCCCCATTGAGGTGCTTACCGATCCAGGCGAAGTTGCTGAAGCTGTTTTCTGGCGTGGCATCTTGCTGCCTGAGCAGATGCAACAAGCTGACGAGCCTTCGCCCTCAGCTGTTAACCTTACTGCAGCTGACGACATTAACCAATTGAAGGAGACGACCATTGACGACTTAGGCACAAGCGTTTACATTCTAGACTACGTCTACGAAGCGTTAAAGCTGGTCCGCTCTTATGGCTTGTATGACAGTGACGAGGTATTTATTAGGTACGCTAACGACATGAAGCCGACGGGCTACACGGGAAGCAATTGGCTTGCCGACGGTGGCATGTACCTGCCGTCTATAGCTGGCACGGTACCGACAGAATACTATAACGCCTTTGAGGTGCTGCGTAGCTTGGCTATCACTTACAACGCGCGGGTGTTTCAGGCTGAAGGCGTGTGGCACTTTATGCCGCTTAACAAGTTCCAGCAGAGAGCCGATGGCGTGTCGTTCATTACGGACCTCAACCAAATTGACGCCAGCGGAAGCGCGGTAACCTGGTCTAATTTTGACCGCATAACGTGGCAAAGCAATATGCTGATCAGTGACGGCATTGGCTTTGATAAGATGGCCGGCAACACCATCGAGTACAGCAGGCCCATCAAGCGAGTCACGCGGGAGCGCGTAACGCGCGGCAATGAGTTTCTGTTTCAAAGCAATACCGGATACACCACTCTCAGCGCCACAGCCAACGACATCGAACTGAGCGACGATGATAGACTGTACTTTGCTGAGAGCACGCACCTGGTCACGCTGTTTCACAATATTGACATCGCACCAGTGTCATCAGCTCCCATTGACGCAGGCAACTTCTTTACCGTGGTCGCCAACTTTACAATCCAGTTCGGCGACCAGTACTACACCGACACAGGCTGGAGCGGTTCCGCTGGCACCAAGTCCGTTGTGCTTGGCCAGTATTACAAGTTCTACGGCTTTGAGTCCATCAGCGAGGTAAGCGTGCAGGTACCAGAGCTGGTAGACGATGAAGTAGGTCTAGATGTCACGCTGAATGTGGTGGTCGCAGGTATCGGTGGCAGCGATCAAACTGGCAGCCTAGGCACTCACAACGTACTGTTCATCTTGCGCGTGTTTCCCGGTGATGGCACGCAAGGCACTGGAGATAGCGTTACTTTTGCCAGCGAGACTACTTTAGGCAACCAGGTCACGCTTGAGCAAACTGAAGTTGTTACAGGTAACGCTGGCATCGACTACGCTACTGGTGGGTCAGCTATAGGCTTTTACAGCGGCGCTTTTCACCTTGGAGGTGTCGACATGAATAGCTGGGAGAGCAGCCAAACGACAGGACCATATACCGTTCACCGCTTAGGCGTGCGCGAAATTATGGAGAACACTCAGCTACCTCACCGCATCAGGCAAGGCGGTTTCTACCTGCAGACCATGTCTATGATGTGGCCATATCACCTGATTACCGATGACAGCGACGACTGCGTCATACACCAGCTGACATACCAGGCTAACGACAGCGAGGTTACCGTAGAGCGCTTTCAGCTAAACAGAGTCACCACCAACCTAGCTTTTCGCAGTGACCTAATCGGTACCGACAACCCGCGTGACCGCTTCCTACCTACCAGCAGCACCACCGACGTACAGCAAGAACTCAACGACCTGATCACGGGTAGCCTGCCACAAATACACCAGGTGCAGTTGATAGAGCACAGCAGTGGCAGCATCTACGAAGTTGACATTGACGACAGCAACGGGTTCATCTACATGAACAAGTACATTGACAGCGCAAACGGCACCGGCAACATCAGGCTGCCAAAGGTGGCTGATAACGATGGCCGCATGCTACGCTTTAAGAGCGACGGCACCATCACAGCAAACAAGAACTACCGCGTAACGCTATTTCCTGACGAGACTACAGCAGGCGTCACCATTGACGGCGGTACCTCGTTCGCTATGGATCGCAGCTACGACGGTATTGCAGTGCTGTGCTATGATGGCCAGTGGTACGTCATACAACGAAAGGAGAAGTGAGGGACATTAAGCGCGTTATTCTACACTGTTCAGCTACTCGCGACGGGCACCACATTAAAGCGGCTCAGATTCGTGAGTGGCACTTAGCTCGCGGCTGGCGTGATATTGGCTATCACTACGTTATTGGCATTGACGGAGTCATTGAAGCTGGCCGAAGCATTGACCAGATCGGCGCTCACGTTAAAGGTCACAACCGTGACAGCATTGGCATCTGTTACATTGGTGGGCTAGACAACCAAGGCAACCCGCGCGATACTTTGACGCCAAAACAGCGCGACAGCATCACACGGCTATGCTACGCGCTACAGGTAATCCTCGACACTAAACTTGAGCTTTATGGACACAACGAATTCAGCACCAAAGCTTGCCCGTCTTTTGACGTCGCTGTTACGTTCGAAGAACTCAAATTCAACCTCAACTGTTACAGCCGAACTTTTAGGCAGCAAAGGCCGCCTCAGGCGCTGGAGTGCACGAAACACAGTGCCAGGATTGATTGCGTTTGCGGCAACAGAGAGCGTTGTTGCTGAAGGCATCAGCTGGCCAGCCGTAGCATTGAGCGCAATCGCTGTTTTACCTTTACTGTTAAGCGTTATCCCACAAAAAAAAGACCGAAGCTCCTAAGAGCCCCGGCCTAATCACAGTGGTCAACAGGCTGTACCTCTACAGCGAGACAAATATAAAGCAACATGCATGAACATGATTACATATTTGCCAATGTTGCTTTTTTATGCTGGGAGCTAGCACGTTGGCAAGACGTTATTGATTGGGCTGTTGGCATCGCGGGCGCGTTAACGCTCATCGCTTACAACATCATACGCATACACAAGGTGCTTGCTAACAAAAACGATGTTGAGAAATAGCCTGCGAATTATTTTGCAGACAGTGTGAAGAGTTGCGAAGATTGCAGCTCACAAATTCACACAACATGAAATACGCACTAAGCGACACATTCACCGCGAAGCCAGAGCGGGCAAACTTCTGGCGCAAGCTTGACGGACGCAACCAGTTCCGAGTCATCAGCGACAACTTTATTGAAGTCTTTAGCCAATGGGTCAAGCGTGCTGACGGCCAAGGCTATACACGCACCTGGCCATTTGACCAACCACGCCCAGAGCTAGCAGAAGGCGAGACGTTTGAAGCTGGCAACCCATCGCGTAAGGTTGTGTTTTGCGTCAGTCCTGTTGAAGGCCATGACGGAGGCGCTCCGGCAATCTTGATTGTTAATCAAACCGTAGCGAAGCAGATGCTTGCGCTAGCTACTGAGCTGCAAGGGCTTACCGTTGCCGACTTCGTAGTAATCGCCGAAGGCGTAGGCAAGAACAAGACCTTCAGCGTTATTGCTCAAGCCCCTTCGCCACTCAACCCAGAGCTGCATGAAATGGGTTCTCGTTACGATATGCTAGCAGAACTCTGAGCAATGGATTGGTCAACAGTAGGCACACAGATTAAGTCAGATGAGCGCACAGCTGTCTGGCGTTTAGCTCAACGCTTGAGCACAGTTCGTAACGATCACGACAAGGCTGCCATTCGCCGCCATGCCGCGAGCATTTACAACATAGCTGAACGCAAGCGCACTCAGCTAACCAAGAAGATTGAGACACGCAATAGAGTCCAGCGCTGCCCTAACCGGCTGCGTTGGGTCTCTGAGCGGATGCACTTTAAGCTTATTCAAGATGACTGCAAGGAAATCGTTGAGCTCCTTGAGGGGATTAGCAACGACGCATGAGTTATTCTTCCTCGAAAAAGGATGTGAAGCGCATGAGTTCTATTACGTCGCGCCAGGGCACCTCAGGCCACAGCGCACCGGATACGTTCTCGTCGGCACGCTCAAGAGCAAAGCCGAAATGCACGACTTCATTGACTACTGCGAATATGGAATGGGAAGGCTCAGAACCACTCATGTCCGATACAGCTGGGCCAACTGGAAGAAGTTCCGCAGAAAGGCTTGAGCGCGTTACGTTGGTGCAAGCCATTGTAGCTGAAGGCGATCAGCTGGAGCGGCATAGAGCTAAAGACACCTATTACAGCGCTGGCACGCTACGGCACGCCACGCTGGAGGAGCTTAAGCTTATATGCAACCGCCACGGCATTGACGCTAATCTGTACGAAAAAAAAGGCATCATAATAGAGCTTTTGAACTTACAGACAGAGCAGAAAGCTATGCGGCGTGAAGCGCGTGAACTGATGGTAGAGCAAGCGCATGAGCGTATCAGCCATATGACTGAGCGCCTGCGTGAGCTTATGCCGCCAGGAGTACGCATCGGAGATTACTTAAAAGATCATAGAAATGAGCCAAGCAAGAGAAAACGACCTAGGCCTGCCGCCCGCATTTATTGAGTGGGTAGACGAAATAATTGAGTGCAACCTAACGCTCTCGTTGCCTGAGCTACAGACTCATATCTTTAAGGCTACAGGCGAGCTATTCACCGAAGGTTACCTAAAGCGCTCACGGCGCCACGTTAGCTCGATAATCAATCGAGCTGACAGGTACCCAGAAGATGATCACCCGTTATGGGTTGGTTCGCATTAAGGCCCAGCGAAATGCTCAACGCAAAGAGAAAAGGCAAACGGTTTGAGCTGCGCATTGCGCGACTCTGGGAGCAGAAGCATGGCGGCACCGTCAAGCGCTCTAGCTACGTCAACAAAGAGCTAGACGACGAAGGCGTTGACCTCGTTGGCACTGATCCGTTTCTTATTCAATGCAAAGCAGTTGAGCGCAACCTTGATTACCTGCCGATACTGGAGCGCATGCCTAGAGATGGCATCCGCGTGGTCATTCACAAGCGCAACAATCAGCCACCGCTGGTGTGCATGTATCTTGACGAATGGCTGGACTTGACGCAGACTTACCTGGGCTGACGCTTTACGGCCCCTATCTACACGCAGACAACGCGACACCGCTAACGCCTGGTGTTTGGTATGACGTCAACAACAGCGGCGTCATCTTTAAGCACTGGCATGCAAGCGACTGGCTAACGGCGGCCTTGGACTTTCAGCTGATCACTGGAGGCTTCAATTGGGACGAGGCGATACCGCCGTTCAACCAGAGCTGCATTGTTAGCGGCTGTCGCGTTAGTCTGCACTGTGGTGACACTACCACGCATATAACTATTGAACATCATGCCTTGGATGCCGGAGAGCAAGAAGCGTAAGCAGATGCACGAACGTCGCGTTGTTGAACCGCGCTACAACACGAGCCGCTGGAGGCGATATAGAGCGTCGTTCTTAGCCTTAAATCCATTGTGCGCTGAATGTGACCACGCGGCCACTGTAGTCGACCACATCACGCCTGTGCGCCTTGGCGGTGAGTTCTGGGAGCCGACCAACCATCAGCCGCTATGTACTGAGCATCACAACGCCAAGAGCGGACGCGAAGCGCACAAGCCACACACCTACACGTCATGAAGGAAGAACGCATTGTAGTACGCAACGGGAAGCGTTATAGAGTGACCAACATAGAGCACAGGCAGGTCATGCCCTGGGGCACAGAGCCAGTAAGCTTCTCTGTGGTGCAGTGGGAGCTACTAGAAGAGCAGCAGCTGAAGCTATTTACGTAAACAACGCACCAGGGGGGGTAGCCCATCGCTAAAACCTAAGCGCAAAAGCTATACATCGGCGCTGTAGGGCGAGGGGGGTTTCATTGTTTTAGAATGAGTCCCCGTTCATTTAACTTCACACCTCATGGATCACGACAAGCACGAACGACTGAAGCACAAGCTGTTACTAGAAGACAGCCAAGACACTAGCAGCATTCCGTTACGCCGCAAGCATCTAATTGGCACGCTGGCGTTTATCATAATGGAAGAAGAGGTGCTACAAGCTGACGTGATGGCTAACGGCATTACCTACGCAACGACTGGCGACAAGGGGCAGCACATTGAAAAGAAGCGCCCAGCATACGAAGAGCTTGGCCGCCTGCGTGATCGCAAGCTGCGATACATAAAAGAGCTTGGGCTTCAGCTCAGCCCGCTATTCGCTTCTGAATTTGATTGATGCTGCCGACAGCGTTATTGGCTTCATTGAAAAACACTGTAGCCATGTGAAGGGCGAGCTTGGCGGCAAGCCGTTTCTGCTGGAGCAATGGCAGAAAGAGCAAATAATAAAACCGCTTTACGGTACGCTCAACGCTGAAGGCTTGCGGCAGTACCGCACCGCCTACATTGAGCTACCACGCAAGAACGGTAAGAGCAATCTCGCTGCATGCTTAGCGCTCTACCACTTACTTAAAGACGGTGAGCACGGCGCCGAAGTCATCTCAGCTGCTGGCGATCGCAACCAGGCGCGCATTGTGTTCGAATGCGCTGCAGCTATGGTGCGACAGAGCGAGGTGCTAAGCAAGCACGTGAAGATTAAGCAGAACAGCTTAGAGTATAAAAACAACTGGTACAGAGCTATAAGCGCTGAGGCTAACACGAAGCACGGCTTTAGCGCGTCCGCTGTCATCTTTGATGAGCTACACACGCAACCGAACCGCGATCTGTGGGATGTACTCACTACAAGTACAGGCGCAAGGCGTCAACCGCTGGTTGTTGCTATCACAACTGCAGGCCATGACGTCAATAGCATCTGCTACGAAGTGCACGACTACGCTAAGCGCGTCCAAAAAAAAGAGATAGACGACCCTACTTTTTTGCCTGTCATCTACGCAGCTGACAAGAAAGACGACTGGCGCGAAGAAGCTACCTGGCGCAAGGCTAATCCAGGCTATGGCACAATTTGCAAGGCTGCCTATTTTCAGCAAGAGGTGCGCAAGTGCGAAAGCAACCCGCGACAGCTAAACACTTTCCTGCGCTTGCACTTGAATATTTGGACAAGTAGCGAAACGTCATGGCTAACGGACGAGGAATTTATGAGGGGCGCCGACAGCGTGCCAGAAGAGAAGCTAAAGCGCCTCAAGTGTTACGCTGGGCTAGACCTTGCGAGCGTAAAAGATTTAACCGCTGTCGCTCTAATCTGGCGCGACGACGAAGAGGATTGCTACTACCTACGAGCTCACCACTTCTGCAACAGTGTGAAGGCGCAGAGCAAGGAGAAAAGCGGGAGCATTGATTACTTCGCTTTCCAAACTGCTGGCCTTGTCACGATTACTGAAGGCAACGTCACTGATATGGATGCGGTGCGTGACTTCATTCTGTCCGCGCATCAGCAGTATGATCTTCAAGCCTTGGCTTTTGATAGATACTATGCGGAAATGGTCGTCCCTGACCTCATCGCTGCCGGCATCGACTGCCAGAAGTTTGGCCAGGGCTACGCGTCCATGAGCTACCCCACTAAGGAACTCGAGCGCTTGATGTGTCAAGGGAAGATTATTCATGGTGCTCATCCTGTTTTGCGTTGGCAGATAGGTTGCGTACAACTGCAGCGCGATGACGCTGATAATATTAAAGTCAGCAAACGTAAAAACAGTGAAAGCCAAAAAGTAGATGGAATTGTTGCCAGCATTATGGCTTTGGGTTGCTACTTTAACAACGCAGATGATGAAGCCGTTGTGCTTCAGATTGTTAGTTTGTAGTTTTCATGTTAAGGTGGAGCGGGCTCGCAACGGCGGGCCTGCTTTTTTTATCTTTGATTATGGCAAATCGCATTCAAAAGTTCGCGCAGCAGTTGCGCATGCGCGTCGGGCTGGATCGCCCACGTGATATTGCTGCCGCTGTAGGTTTGCGACAAGTGACCCACTCAGGCGCCAGCATAACGCCAGAGAGCTCCCTAGCTATTAGCGCAGTTTACGCTTGCGTTTACAAGATTGCTTCTACGCTTAGCAGCTTAAGCTTGTGCTTGTACGTAGCCGAAGGGCGCAACCGCACCAAGCTTACAGCGCATCCAGCATACAACGCTGTCGCTGTCTCTCCCAATAGCGAAGTTACCCCGTTCATTTTTTGGGAGACCATAGTAGCTGACGCGCTTCTGCGCGGTGCTGGTTACGCAATCATACAACGCGACCAGGGCGGCAAGATGATTAGCTTGCAATCAGTGCCCAGTCAAATGGTGCAGCGCACTGAGGTAGGCGGCACGCTAATGTTTAAGCTGCATGACGGCAACGTTGTCGCTGGTGATGACATGCTAGAGATCAGCAACCTGTACGGCATGAGCCCGATACAGCTACACCGCGAAAACTTAGGGCTTGCGCGCAGCGCTCAAGACTATGGCTCACAGTACTTTGCTAACGGTGGCCAGATGACTGGCGTGTTGAGTAGTGAGCAACCGCTGAAAAATGAACAGATTGAAGTTGTACAGCAGAGCTGGAACGCTAGTAGCAGCAACGCAGGCACCAAGCTTCTGCCCTTTGGTTTTAAATACCAGCGCATCGGCATCCCTCCGGAGGAGGCCCAGTTTATCGAGACGCGCAAGTTTCAGGCAGAGGAGGTGTGCCGCATTTTTTCAGTGCCGCCAGCGCTGGTACAGCTCGAAAGCCAAACGACTTACAACAACGTAGAGCAGCAAAACCTGATGTTTGCGCGGCACACTGTGTTGCCCTGGGCTAAGCGCATTGAGCAGGAGTTAAACAAGAAATTGCTTACAGGTTTCGAGCAAGGCACGCACTATTTTAAGTTTGAGCTGAATGACTTGTTCCGAGGCGATATGGCTGCGCGTTCTGCGTTTTTCACTCAGATGCTACAGAATGGCGTCATGACAATCAACGAGGTGCGTGCTCACGAAGAACTAAACCCAGCTGAGAACGGCGACGTTCATTTAGTGCAAGTCAATCAGATTGCGCTGGACCGCATCACTGACTACAGCGATAAGATTGCCAGCGACAACACTACCACAGAGTAAGAAAATGAGCGACAATAATATTATGGGCGCAGTGCGTCGAGCTTTGAAGAACATCAGCAAAGCTCACAACAGGACTAAGCCGAAGCAACGCAGTACAGCGCACGCTTTAGAGATTGCTTACAACAACCTTTGCGGCACACCGCAGGAGCGCATTCGTCAAATCCGCGAACACCTTAGCGGCAGAAACGAACAGCGCAAGCAAGCCGCTGAAAGCAAGGGCGTTATGTACCGCAACGCTGAAGTGCGCACAGCTGGCAAGCCAATGGTGCTCGAAGGCTATGCGGCTTTGTACAACGAAACTACTGACTTGGGTAGCTTTCGTGAAATGATTGCGCCCGGTGCTTTTGCTGGGCGGCTAGAAGATGACGTCAGGCTGTTGCTTAATCACGACGGTGCGCCACTAGCTAGAACCAAGAACGGAACGCTAAAGCTTGACGACGATGAGAAAGGTTTATTGTACCGCGCTGAGATAGTGGACACGCAAGCTGGTCGCGATCTGTACCGCATGGTGCAAGATGGCTTAATCACACAGAGCAGTTTTGGCTTCACTATCGAAGAGCAAGACATTGACGACAATGGCGTTAGAGTGATTCGTAAAGTCGGCAGGCTCTTAGACGTTTCGCCTGTAACGTATCCAGCATACGAGGCAACGGAAGTGCATGCACGCAAAAAGGGAACTGATCAGGAGCTTGACGATACTGCAAGCTGATTGCCTGGAGCTTTTAAATAGCTACAGCGTAAGCCTTGACGAAGCTGATGAATTCAGTGAAGAGGATTTCAGTAAACGCTGGGACAAGTTGCGGCGCGATATTCGCGAGGTGGCTCACTCTATCTATGATGAGCATCAGCGTTGTAGCCGCAAGAGAACTAATTTAGAGTAGTTATATTTGCTTAAAGCATTTAGAAAATGGACTTGCCAATTAAAGATTTGCAGGCTTTGCGCCAGCAGTACGTTGAGCAGCGTGAAGACGTAAAAAAAGCTGCAGAACTTGAAGAGCGCGAGCTTAATGATAGCGACATCGCTGAGATGGAGCGACTTGCCAAAGAGATTCGCAACACCGACCGACAGTTGAAGGTCAAGCGCGAAGATCAAGAGATTGCCAAGAGCGCTGTGCTTGCTGGTGAATCTAGCCGCAGCGCCCAGAAAGAGATGCGCACCATGAGCAACCGCTTTGATTTGGCTGGTGCTATTCGTGACCTGTCGCAAGGCAAGCGCGTGACTGGTGTAGCTGCTGAGTTTACCGCTGAGGCTTTGCGCGAGGTGCGCGGATCCAATGTAAACATGAAGGGACAGCTTAGCATTCCCGCTTCAGCTTTCCGTGCTTTGGGTGACGCTGGTGAGTTTGGTGCTGGTTCAGCTTTGGCTAACGCTCCTGGCTTTGTTCCTACTAACGTCGCTTCAGGTATCGCTGCTCTTGCTGCTCCTACTCAGTTCGAGCGCATGGGTGGACGTGTATTGAATGGCTTGACTGGCGACACTAAGCTGCCAATCGTTACAACAGCCGCAACAATTACAGCACCTGCTGAAGGCGCGGCGTTTGCGGCTGACGCCAACAGCACTATCGGTTCAGCTACTTTGAGCCCACAGCGTTACGGCGCTTATGTTACTGTCACCGAGCAACTGATGTTGCAAGGCGGTCCAGCTGTAGAGCAGCTGATCACGCAGGACATGGTAACCCAGCTCAACCGTCAGATTGACAAAGCTGTTTTTGACACCATCATTGGCGCTGGTGACGGTGATAACGCTACGCCTGTAAGTGCAGCGAATATGATCGCTGGCGAAGCTGCTTTGATTGCTGCCGGTGTTGACTTGTCAAACGTTCGCGTTATTGCTGACGCCGTTGCGCATAGTCTATTATCTGATGATGCTATTGTTGCCAGTGTCAACGCTGCTATTGACCGCAGTTCTGCCGGCAACTTCGCGGCGATGGGTTATCCCTACTTCGTGACTGACTTGCTGCCAGCTAACTTGGCAGGCGAGGGCTCGTTGATTATGGCGGACTTCAATATGGCTGCAGCTCTTGGTTTGTTTGGCGGTATCGACATTGTCGTTAACCCTTACAGCTTGGACATCAACCACCAGGTGCGTATCAGCGTTCACAAGTACGCTGACGCTGCTGTTTTGCACGGCGCTGCCGCTTACACATTCCACGACAACGAATAATAGCGTAATCGTACTGAACTGGGAAGCCTGGCCACTGTGCCGGGCTTCCTTATTTTTATGCTATGCAAGTCACAATAGGAGCTTTACAGACTGACGTGAGCGGTACAGCACTGCCTGAGCAGATTATTTCAACAGCAGAGTTAAAGAAGCATCTGCGTGTTACTCATGCACTTGAGGACAGTTTAATTGAAGCTGCAAGGCTTGCGGCTATCAGCTACGTTGAAAACTACTGCAACGTTTTGCTGGGCTCGTATTCTGCCACGGGATACCTTCGAGACTGGCGCTACGCTACGTTTCCAGTGGGTCCGCTTTCCGCTGTGGGTGATGTTAAATATGACGATAGCTCTGGCAGTGAGCAAACGTTTAGCAGCTCTAAAGTTTACAGCGATACAGCAAGGCAACCAGGACAGATAAACTTTCGCGATGTGCCTTCGCTGCAGGATTACAACTTAACGCCTATCCGCGTAGAGTTTACAGCTGGATACGCTCCCGCAGATATTCCCGCTCCCATTATTAGCGCTATCAAGCTGATCGTTGGGCACCTTTACGATATGCGCACTGATGAGGTAGTTGGCACAATCACAACCCGCGTCAAGCTGGGCACTGATGCGCTACTTAACTCTCACCGCATTATGCACCAGCCATGAAGAACGCAGGCAGAAGAGATAGAGCTATAACGCTCAGGCAGGAAACGCTAGCGCAAGACGACTATGGGCAACCGACAGCTGGCAGCGTTACAGATTCTGACATGTGGGCTGAAGTTATCTACTCCGGTAGCGCAAGCGAGAGCGTGAAAGCTTACCAGGTATTCCCGCAGCGCGACGTCACTTTCATCGTTAGGCACCCGAACCCAACTAACGACGCTGGCGGCTTAACCATTGATCAAGCTGACAGCATCATTTTTGAAGCTCGTGATTATGAGATTTTGGGCTTTGAAGAAATAGGCAGGCGCGACGGCTTGCGCATATTCTGCAAAGAGAAGGGAACTGATGGGCGTTAGATTACGAGAGTACTTAAGCGGAAAAGGCGGCTCAGTAAAAAGCGTCTCGCCTAAAACGACAATCCAGGGCTGGAGTGAGTTTGAAAAAAAGCTCGCTAAGCTGGGCGACTTTCCAAAAGACATGTACAAAGAGCTGCGCGAAGAAAACCACAGGATTGGTCGCGTAGCTGCTAAGGTTATAAAAAAGGGGTTGCCACAGCAAGGCACAAAATTCGTGTTGTACAAGCGCCGCAACAAGGGACGCGATAGCGGCCCAGGAGTAATTGACCGCACCATCCCAGCGGGAACGCTACGCCGAAGCATAAGAACCTGGAACAGCAAAGGCAGTAAGATAAACGTGCAAGTTGGCCCGCGTGGAGGTGCCAAGTTTAGCGACAGGTACAACGGCTATTTTGCTGGCATCGTTGAGGGCGGCCACACTGGTGGACGTAACCGAAGCACGGGCTCAAAGTTTTACAACAAGATTCGCCCGACGCTTCGAAAGATAGAACCACGCATGCGACGCATTCAACTAGTAGGCTATCGTCGCATTTATAATAAGTGGATCAAGAAACTGTGACCAAAAAAAAAGGGGCTCCCGCTCGTTAGCGTTCACCCCCTTTCCCCAAATGATCCGCTGTAAATATAAGCAATAATGGAAACCGGCAAAGCGATTTACTACCTACTGAAAGACAGCGCTGAAGTAGGCGCTATCTGTGCGGACCGCATCTACCCTGAGATAGGACAGCAAGATGCTGACGCGCCTTTTGTTGCTTACACAGTAACCGACACCACTCCCAGCGGCACCAAGTCAGGTAGCTCTGATCTAGACACGGCACGCGCTGAGCTGTATATGATTAGCCCCGACTATGCGCAATGCATGGACCTGGGTATAGCTGTGCGCTCAGCGCTTGATCGCCAGGGCGGTGACATCGGCCCAGCAGGTAACACCGTAGCTGTTCAAAGTATTGACTTTGATAGCTCTGACATTGAGTTTGACGTAGACCAGCGCGTTTACATTCTGGAACACACCTACAACATCCGCATTCAGCGCACAGGTCAAGCCATCAGCTACAGCCTAGCGCCAAGCAACAGCATCACCATTGAAGAAGTAGACGGCTCACCTACAGGCAAAGCCAACAAGCTGGTGTTCAGCAACGGCACGGTGACCATTGACGGCAACACCGCCACGATCACCAGCGGCGGCGGCTCGCTGACAGTCAAGGAAGTTGACGGCACACCAAGCGACACCGCCAGCACAATCATAGTACCCAACGGCACGCTGGCTTTTGACGGCAGCGAGGCCACGCTAAACCTGACGCTGGACACGCTAGATACTACCGGCATACTGGAGCAGATAGCGTTGCAGTTAGCCGACGGCTTCGGCGTTACGTCTAGCGACTTTCCCAACGGACTCATTGGCGACTTCAATCAAGACGGCTATGTAGGCTCCAACGATTTGCTTCTGTTCTTAGCTTACTTCGGCGAGTCGCTCGACAGCGATGCAACAGAGCGCAGTGCACGCTTATCTGCTGCTTTCAGCGCTGGCACCGACGCGCCTCTCGACCTGGTGCGCAGCATCAACAGCGAGACAGGTGACCGCGAAGGCGATGTCAACCTAACTACAAGCGAATTACCTGAAGGCACCAACCTGTACTTCACTGACGCGCGCGCTGATGCTAGGATAGCACTGGCAACGGTGGACAACCTAGCTGATACGCCTGCCGGCATCGGTACCGCTGGCCAAGTGCTTGCCGTCAACAGCGGTCGCACCGGCTACGAGTTCGCCAACCAACCGACTATCCCCGACCTCACCGACTACGTCAGGTTCGTCAACGATGAAGCGCCGGACGATGGCAACGTAGTGTTGACTACGGAGCTGGTGCCGGAGAACACCAACCTGTACTACACCGACGCGCGCTTCGATACCAGGTACGCGACCAAGACGCACTATCACGATCGCTATGCCACCGAAGCAGAGACGGCACGCAGCGGCGCCACAGCCAACGTGGAGCTGTACTATACCGCACGTCCTGACGGCGACGGGATAGCCGAGAGCGCAACGAGTGACGTTGGCGAGACCGACACTATCAACAGGACGTTGTACTACGCGACTAAGTTTGACGCCGACCCCGACACCGCTGGCGACTGGACCGAGTACACCACGCAACCAGCAGACAACGCGACCTTTGCCACAGCTAAGGCGGCGCTGCTTGCTGGACTCAACGACACCGACGCTACAGCTGAGACGCGCGGCACGTTGCCACTGTCGCTGAAGATGGTGCGCACGGTAGGCGCGGCGGCAACTGACCTACTGCTAGACACGTACACAGGCGCGTCGGCTGCCTACTCAGTGCGCAAGCTGGACAAAGACTACACAGGCTACTGCATGAAGGTGCGCGAAGATAGCGGCGACACCGAAGCTGACATAGGTTTTGACGGTAGCGGCGACCTAGATACTGCAGCCATCGCCACGCATTGCGGCAGTGCTAACGGCTACGTCGTCACCTGGTACGATCAAAGCGGCAATACTGAGGACGCGACACAAAGCACGACGACCCTACAACCGCAGATATACAACGGTACGGCGGTGTTTACTAATGGTTCACCAGCCCGCTCAGAAATTAGAGCGACAACAAACGCCAGGTTGGTGCTAGGTACATTGGCCCATAACGTAGACCGTAAATACTTCGGCGCAGCCACAGCAAGCGTGAGTAGCTTCTGTGTTTTGTTTGGTAGCACTAGTACGGCAGACTTCGAACTACTGGCACAGTCAGGCAGCTCCTCAAGTGCTTGGGACGGCGGCGGTGCAATAGTAAATCGCAACGGCGCGCTGTGGTACCAACCTCCGACATTAGACAAAGACAGGGACGACGTTTGGACTGACTTTAGCAGTCAAAGCATTTTCATGATTGACCACGCTTTTGCAACGGTTTCAGGCAGAACCACACAATTGGGCTACGCTTCAAATGGTATTCCTATGTTCCATATGCAGGAATTAATTATCTACCCAACAGGCACAAGCCATGCAGTAAGCGACATTGAAGACGCAATCAACACCTACTTCAGCATCTACACCTAATGGCTACCGTATACCTCCCCGTCACCGCGCGCCTGAACCTCACCAGCGAGCAACGCGCCAAAGGCATCAGCCGCGAACTGTACAACCTGAAGCTACCGAAGCACTTGCACGAACCTGGGCGCGTGACTACGATGCTGCTAGCTACCATCGAGCACCCC